AGTCTTCGTCATCCGACATGCCGCCAGAGTCTTCTTCTTCATCCTCGCGCGGCTCCCACGCCTGGCATGCCCGCAGGTCGTGACAGACGAACTCCAGTTTCTCGCAGTAGCCGCGGAAACCAGCGCCGACATCCCACGTATTCCACGGGATCGCCTCCATCTTGCGCTGCGTTTCGGTGGAGTTGTCGTAATACTCGCAGTTCGAGCAGCGACGACGCCGCGCCTCGCGCTCGTCCACTCGCATGGACTTTGCAAGCGCGATCCAGTACGTCCGATTCGCGCGGGGCTCGTTGCTGGGCACTTCCGGGCCTAGCATCCAGTTGCGAATGGCGTTCTGCGTGTTGCGCTTGTTCTCGGACGCGGTGATGAACGGCTCTTCGTAGGGGATACCCCCGAGAGTCAGCATCATCACATCAGGGCGTTCTGCGTCTTCCATGCTTGCCTCGTCAGGTGATTTCGCGGCCAGAAACGCGCAGCGTCAGCGCTGTTGCGGCACTGGCGATGGTGCTGATGAACCCGCCAGACTCCAGCGCTTGGCCCACCAATTCCGGGCACAGGTAGGTTTCACCTGGCACGACGGTACGGTCGTCGATCACGAGGTTTGAGTTGCCGGCAGAGCCGCCAGAAGTGACCAGGTTCACGCTGAACGTGCGGTTCACCGTGTCGGTGTTCGTCACCGTGGCCTTGTCGATGATGGCCTTGGCGGCCGTGGCGGTGTATTGCGTGGTCTGCGAGTTCTGCATCTGCAGAGGCGGGACCAGTACCTTGACGGTGACAGTCATTGGATGCCCTCGATGTTGTTGGCAACGGTGAGAATGATAGATGGGATGCCGGGGTGCGGGGCGACCGCTCCAGCGGCCAGCAGTTGAACCCCGAGATTGCTTACGCTAAACATCAGTTCTACGTAATCGCCAGCCTTCAAATTGAAGAAGTAGTTCAGCGCCACGAATATCTCGGCATTGTTGCCCTGCACTCGCATCTGACTTGCGGAATTCGTGACGTCGACGCCATTCAAGCGGAACCAGAGGTAAAACTCCTCCGCTGTAGCGACGGTGCTGTCGAGTTGAATGCTGGTCTGAAAGTTGTAGATCCCACCAGTGTCAACGTAGATACGCGACGTCGGCGTGCCGAGATACACGCCGTTGCTCAGGTCCGTCGTGTTGAACGTGACGGCCTTGGCCGTGTTGATGACCGTTGCGGATTGCGTGGTGGTGTCGTAGAACGACCCGTAGCGTGATCGCTTGAACTCGCGGTCGGGAGGCGCAGACTGCAGGCCCTCGACGTCGCCACGCAGGTTCGCCAGCAGCGTCAGCGCCTGATTGGACAGTGCCTCGGCTGCGGCGATGCGTGTTGCGGCGTCCTGCTCCAGCGTGGAGACGCGGTCGATGGCCTCCTGAGCCCGGGCTTCGGCAGCGTTGATGGCGGCATCGCGTTCCAGTGCCGTCAGGCGGTCCAGTGCCTCTTGGGCCTTGGCCTCGGCTGCGGCACAGCACACGGCGGCGTCCTGCGCGAACTGCAGGGCCATGCCCACAGCCTGGACGGCGGTGGATTGGGCGCTGGCGGCGGCGGTGGACACCTCGTTGACGACGTCAGGCGCGATCTGATCCGCGACGCGAAACAGCGCCTCGAACTGCTTGATCTGCTCGTGGTCCTTGAGGAACGTGGCGAGCTGATCGCGCGTGAGATTGAGGCGTTGCGTGGCCATGCCGTCAGTACGCCAAGGGTTCGATCTGGGCTTCGAGGCGCATGAACGAGATATGCGCCGTCGAGTCGCCCTGGAAGCGCTGAATGCGGAAGTTGCGCATGAATCCCTGCTGCCACCACACCAAGCGCTTGAGCGAGTTGCCGATCATGCCGGCAGCGATGTAGCGGTCCTGGCTCCACGTTTGGCCGTCAACCGAGTAGCTGGTCGAAATCTGCGGCGCGACGCCGAGCGCCACGCGGCCGGTGAGTGCGACAAGCTCCAGTTCGTGGATGACGGCGCCCTTGCCGCCGTTGTAGACCATCTGGGTGCCGAATTCCCACCGCACCGGCAGGCCGTAGTGGTGGCCCGTGGTGTCTGTGGTGTAGCCCACCGCGCTTGACGTCGGATCTCCGATGTTCCAGCGATCGAAGGCCCACACGAAGCCGGCGGCGCGGTAGCGCGAAAAGCCCATCACACTGCTGGTCAGTACGAACCACACCTGCTGCTGCGTGGCCTGGCTGGCGGCGTAGTCGTACACCAGCGTGCGATCCGGGAGGTGTACGTACAGGTGCTGGTGCGTGCGGTCGTTGCGAGCCTCCAGCAGAACGGTGGAAAGCTGGGCTTCGGTGTAGTCCTCGAGGATCTGGTCGATTTCCTGCGTGGAGATCTTCTGCGCGTTGGCGTTGGAGCCGATGTAAATCCCCGGCGACTCGTTGAAACCGGCACCCAGAAACGCCACAGCCTCTGCGAATACACAGCAGGCGTGCGTGCCGGCCGCGCCTTTCTCGATCTGGGCGCCGTCAATGCGTTGGAACGGGAAGAAATCCCCGCCCACGTTGTCGAACACCTCGATGGTGTGCTGGTTCAGCGCATATACCTCGTTACGCACCTTCAGCAGCGCCACCACGGGGTCGGGGTCCACCTCGCTGCTGCCGTACTTCAGCGGGTTCACCGACAGTGGGTTCGTCAGGTCGGTGACGATCAGGAACTCGCCGTCCGTCGTCATCCAGTAGCCATCGACCCAGACGACATCAATCACCGTACCCAAGTCAGGATCGGTGTTCTGCGTCAGTGTGCCGGCGACCGGATCCCAGAAGAACAAGTTGCCGTTGGACGCGATGCCCAGCAGGTCGAAACTGTAGTCCAGCGTCGCACGCTTGCCGTCGTTTCCCACATCGCCCAGCACCGTGACCGCGCCAGAAGCGCTGACCGTAACGAGCTTGCTGCCCATCACGCGGTACAGGATGCCGTTCCAGTAGATCCCGCCCCTGTCTGGCCCAGGCCCCCCGCCGTTTGCCACCAGGCCGTCAGCGGGGCGCAGGTATTCCTGGCTCACGCCGCTGGTTTTGGGCACCGGCACCAGGTTGACCGGGTACGAGGTGCGGACGTCAGGGCCGTTGTCGGTGAAGACGCCGGAAAGAATGGGGATTTGGGGCATGGGCTACGGCGTGCGCAGGAACCAGCGGATGAGGTGGGGGGCGGGGCGGGGGGTCATGGTCAGTCCTGCAGCATCACGCAATGCGAACCCATCTCCACTGCACAGGTTGTGTGGAGCCAAACGTCTGAGTCAGTTGAACTTGATTGGTCCCGGTCGTAGAAATAGACACGCCGGTGTTGGTTCCGCTGATGCGAAAAACCTGACTACCTTCAGATATAAGCGTCGCTTCAGCAACGTATGGGGTGTTGCCTGTAATCCACGCAAATACCTTATAACCACCGGCGGCGACTGGAATCGTAAAGGCGTTGGTAGCGACTCCATTTGCACAGCTTGTGCTGCCGCTTGTCTGCGTACTTCCTGCGTCCCCGTAAAATTGTGGTCGCAGGCCGGACATAACCCACTTCTTTGTGGTTGGGAACCACGAATCGCCGTAACTGTGAACCTCAACATCAGCACCGCTGCATATTGCGTCAAAAGTAAACCTGTTTCCTTGGCTGATAATTTTACACTGCCGCTCAATCAAGCAAGGTGCTTCAATGACATTCCCGTCAAGATCGTAAATTGCATAGACATTCTCAAAACCGGTGGATGAGTCAACGCGCAAAAAGTAAGCTATACCATCAGCCCCTGAATTGCCGATCATTTTCATGCTGTCCGGGTATGAACCCATGCGGAACATCTCAACACCAGTGGCAGGTACGCCACTTGTGTCGTACCCCGGAACGCAGTAATTGCAAACTGCTGTGACATAACCACTGCGCTCTGCGTATACAAATTTTCCGTTTGGCGCGCTAATAGACACATTGGCTTGAATCAGCCATGCGTCAGCGTTCAAGGTGTTCAAATAGATGCCGTTATTGCATTGGAAGAACGTATTACGCTCCACCAGAACATTGTCCAACTGCCAATCAATGCCGCCACCAGTGTCATATCCCGCAACGTATATAGCGGAATCAAATGCAAAAAACGTGCACCGCTCAATGCTTACGCGATAGGCGCTGTAGGGCACAGTGCCATAGCAGTAAATTCCATGTTTTCCTGTTTGCGGTGCGTCGTTGTACGCCGGCGTTTGAACGGCCGTAAACTGCAAATCTGTAATGTTGACATCGCAAACGGTATCAACAGAAGCATTCCCAATAATCTGAACACAATGTGCAGACGCCCCAGACTGCCAAATGCGAGTTGGGGTTTTTGAAAATGTGTGCACGCCGAAAGCAGTTGCGACGCTTGACGCTCCGCGCAGCGTGACGCCGGCATACAGGGTCAACACGGAACTTATCTTGTAGGTTCCCGGCGGGAAATAGACGACGTTGCCAATCTTCGCGGCGTTGATGGCGTTCTGGATCGCCACCGTATCGTCCGCCACACCATCACCGGAGGCCCCAAAATCCTTCACGCTCACCGTCTCGCGCATCTTGGCCTGCGCCGTGCGCACCACAGCCCCAGCACCAGCCTGCACAAACGTAACCAGGCTGCTGTCATACCGCTCGGTTGCACTCAACGCCGACAAAACGTCATACCCACTGCGATTGCGCACCAGGATACTGAAGTCAGAGTTCACATACAGCCGCCCCACGGCAGAGCCGTTCATGGGGTAGCCGCCGCGTGTGGTCACCGGCTGCGTGACAACCTGGGTCAGAGCCGCATCCCAATAGGCCGTGATGGGCGACGAGATCGGGTTATTGCCCGCAGTGCCGAGCCACACCTGGCCCTGTTCAAGAGGCTGACCATCAATATCCGTGAAAATCGGGAACGGCGATTGGATTGAGGTTGCGGGCATTTCGGTATTCCTTGATCAGCAGTTCCAGGCCCGCAACGACTTGTTGATGCGCGAGTTCGGGTCTTTGGCGGTCTTCTCGCTGGTGAGCTTCGACTTCATGCCTTCCATGCGGGCACAGAACGACTTGCGCCGAGCGGCGTCCTTCTCGGTCTTCGGATTCGGCGCAGGCGGTTTCAGATTCATGCCCTGCGCCTTGGCCGATGCGCGGCCCTTGGCGTTGAGGCCGCCCTTCGGGTTCTTGCCCTCTGCGCGCGTCCAAGCCGGGGACTTTGCCATCACGCGATCCGATACCAAGAGTTCGTGGCCTGCACGAAGCGCATGCGGAAGAAATCTTCTGCAGCCAGCGTGGTCGGGTCGCCGAATGCTGCGGCGGCGCCATTAAGCCCCAGCGCAAACGCCGTGATCTGCTGGGTGGTGGTGATCAGCACCTCGGTGCCATCGGGTGTGGCTGTGTTCAGCGGCAGCACCACGGTGCCCGAGGCCAGCGTGCCGGCAGGCTGAAGCAGGATCCACTGCTGCTGCGCGACCGGGGTGGGCGCGGCGATGGAAAAACCCGTCGTCGGGACGTAGATGTTCGTGGCCAGCGTGGGCGCGGCGAACTGCTGCTGGAAGTACGACAGCAGAGCCGACATCGGCAGGCGCCGAGAGTCGCCGTTTTGCGGCGAGTACACGGGGATCTGGTCGCCAGCACTGACCTGCGACAACAGCGAGAGTTGGTAGATCTGCGGCATGGTGCGGCCTCAGTTGAATGCGAGCGGGCCGTCCGTGCCGACTGTGATCGGGTCCACCGGGGCCGGCAAGAAGGGATCGTCGTAGATGCGCCAGGGCTTGTTGCCTGCGCCCGCGGGCAGCGTGCCCGGGAACTGCTGCTCCACCGGCATGGCGGCGCGAGACAGCAGCGTGTTGTACGCCTGCTTGGCGGCCATCATGGTCTGCGGCATCAGGGTTTTCCCGTAGCCAGCAGCCAGACGGATGCCGAGGTTGGTGATGATGGCCTCGTTGGCGCTGTCTGGCACCTCGGACTCGGCGTTGATGTCGCTGAGCTGCGGCGACCCCGGCAGCGGATAAGCCAGGCGGATGCCCTTGGCGTTCCACTCGGCCATCATGGCGTCGAGGCGGCGCAAGGCGGACTCTAGCTGCTGGGGCTGGATGTCAAAGGCATATGCCGCGAGGCCGACTTCCTCGAAGGCAGCTTCAACGAACTGGCGCTTGCTGTAGCCCATCAGACAGGCCCTTTCATGGCAGCGTCAATCTTGGCCAGCAGCGTCTTGTCGCTGGTGCGCCCATCGAACTTGATGCCCAACTCGGTGGCCTTGGCCTGCAGTTCAGCCCGCGTAGGAGGCGCGTTGTCGTCCTCGGGCACCTCGGGTATCTCCGATGCGCCTGCGAGCGATCCTGCGGCCTTCTGGGCGGCTTCCTGAGCCTGCAGCTTCAGCCACGGCTTGAGCTTTCGGATCTTCTTGGCCTGGCGGTCGTTCAGCCCGGACAGAAACGCCGCTTCGCCGGCCTGCGCGATGGCGTCGCGCACAGTCACGGCCCATCCCTGAGCGAGATAGGCGTCATGTTCTGCTTGGTCGCCCACAGAAACAAAGCGGTACGTGCCGCCGCTACTGTGTCGCTGCGTACCAGGGGACAGATAGACGAAGCGCGGGAATTCCATCACTTGGGCTTCTTGGCGGTCTTGGCCGACGCGCGAAACGCCGCGGCCGTGGGCGCACCCTTGGCGCCAGGCTTGCGCATCTTCTCGCCGCTGCCGGCAGCGATGCGCTCGCGCTTGGCGTTGATATTGGCGTACAGGCCAGGCTTCGACGCCTTCACTTCATGCCTCGCTTCATTGGCGCAGGGCCGGGGCCTTTGCTCGGCTTGCCGGCCTTCATTGCCGCAGTGCGCGCGGTGTTCAAAGCAATCGCCACGGCCTGCTTCTGCGGCTTGCCGGCCTTCATCTCCTTGGAGACGTTGGACGAGATTGACTTCTGCGAGTAGCCCTTCTTCAGCGGCATGGTGCCTCCAGATGTGAAAACGCGGGCGGCGGCCGGGAACCCCCAACCCAAACCGCCCGCGGCCCGGGATCAGGCGGTCCGGTACGTGATGTACGTCGTGGCCGAGTCCTTGCGCGTGCGGAACCGAGCCGCAGCGCCCGAGGTGCCGGCGGTGGCGGCCGAGCCCACGATGGTCATGCCGGTGTTGACCGTGATGGTCAGCGCGAACGCAGCCAGCGTGATCAGCGACCAGTCGAACGACTCACCGACAGCGATGTTGGTGGCGGCGTTGAGGTCGGTGGCCAGCGGGAGCTGGATGTTCCGGCCGGTGGTGGGCGTGGCGGTCACGATGCCCGAGAGCAGGGCAGCAGCCGTCGCGGCCATCGAGCCGCCGTCAGCGATGTTGGTCGGCGCACCCTGCGGCTGCCAGTTGCCATCATCGCTGATGACGGGATCGGTGCCGACCTCGTACTGCACCGGGAAGGCGCCGGCATTGATGACCAGCGTCGCGCCGTTGGCAAACGCCGACGAGGTGTAGGTTGTGTTGGTGACGGTCTGCAGCAGGTCTTGCTGCTCAGGGTAGTTGGGGAACCCGACGACCTGCAGAACCTGCGCCTCGCCTTGCGTGCGAACGGCAATCTTCTGGTTGGCGGTGAGGGTGACGGTTGCGGTCCCTTGGGACGCGACGACAGAGTAGGTCATGGTGATGTGCTCCTGGAAGATGAGTTGACGAAGGGGGCCGAAGCCCCCTGTTCATCAGGTCTGGCCGAACAGCAGGATGCCCGACATCTCGGGTTGCTTGTTCACGACGCCGTACAGGGTGTCGAGGCGGTACTTCGTCTTCATGGTGTTGACGTCGTACTGCTTCTGCATCACCAGTTCGATGCCCTGGTCCGTAGAGGCCCGCATCACCGCCGCACCAGCATCCATCGGCACCGCATAGCGGCCCGGCAGGATTTCCAGCGCGTCCTTCTGCCAGAAGCAGTTGATCGGCGCCGCGGCGATGTTCAGTCGGTCTACGGTGGCCGTCGCGTTCGGCGTGACCACGACGTTCTGATACTGCGCCTCGGCGTCGGTGCCGCCCTGGTTGCTGATGATCGGCGGGGTGATCACGCACGTCGTGGACGTCAGCACCTGCACGACCCGGAAGGTCTTGAGGTTGCCGGTGTCGCCCTTCGTGATGTGATGCACCGCGTTGACGCCGCCGATGGTGATGGCGTCGCCCGCCCGCAGATCGGTGGTCGAGGAAACCGTGATCGTCTGGAAGCGGTTGTCGACGTTGGCCGTTTCGCCCGTGGTGGCCACCGAGGTGGCCTGCGGAACCCAGTAGTTGCTGGCACCGACCAGCGTGGACATCGTCGGGTCCGACCCGCTGGCCGCACGGATGCGGTTGGCGTAGTCGAACTTGTACGTGTCGAAGCCGGCCACGGTGCCCACGAAGCCGCGACGATACGCCTCGTCGCTCATGCGGCTGCCGAACGAGCGCGTGGCCGCCGCCAGGTTGCCGGCCATGCCGTTGTAGTCACGGCTGGACAGCGCCAGGTAACGGTCGAACGCCTGCACGCCCTGCTCGTTCATGATCGTGTCGCACAGGGCGACATCGTCGTAGTCGCCGGCAGCGCCGTTAACGGTAATGACCAGCGAACCCTGGTTCGCGGCCACAGCCATGATGGCGAGGTTGATGTCGCTGGCGAGCTTCTGCTTCGCGGCGTCGCCGAGGCGGCCTTCCTGCAGCGCGTCGCGCAGTTCGAGCGCGTCCATGATCCACGGGACCGAGCGCTGGAAGCCAAGCGTCGCCGGCACGGACAGTTGGGTCATCTGCTGAAAGTTCAGCGTCTGATCCATGCCCGAGAAGGATTGGGCGATGTAGGGCTGCGGGCGCCAGATGATGTTGTTCGTGCGCTCCATCATCGTGCTCTCGGTGCGGTACATCGAGACGTGGCGCGACAGCACGAGCGCGTCGTTGAAGCTCTCGAGGATGTCCTCGAACGCGACGCGCTCTTCCTTGGAAAACGAATTCGCCATGATAGGCTCCTGATGCAAATGAGTGACGATTGCGGTGT